TGTCGTCGATCCGGTCCTGACCGCCATCGCCGTCAACTACCGCAACCCCGATATCTCCTTCATCGCCGATCAGGTCATGCCGCGCGTGCCGGTGATGGGGATGGATTTCAAATGGACCTATTATCCGCCCGAGCAGATGTTCACCGTGCCCGACACGGAGGTGGGCCGCAAAGGTCTGGTCCAACAGGTCGAGTTCACCGGCGAAGAGCGCACCTCCTCGGTCAAGGACTACGGCCTTGATGATGTGGTGCCGCAGCGTGACGTTGAGGCCGCCCGCAGCTTGCGCGCCGCAGGCAACTCCGCCTTCGATCCCGAGGCGCGCGCCGTCGAGGGCCTAACCCATCTGATCCAGCTCGACCGCGAAAAGCGCGTGGCCGCCATGGTGCAGGATGCGGCCAATTATGACGCCGACAAGAAGGTGGTGCTGTCCGGCGCAGGTCAGTTCAGCGATCCCGCATCCGACCCCATCGGTGTGATCTCTGCCGCCCTTGATGCCACGTTCATCATGCGCCCCAACGTGGCCGCCATGGGACGCAAGGCCTGGACGGCGCTCTCGACCCATCCCGATATCCTGAAGGCCATCAACCGGACCTCGGGCGACAAGGGCCGCGCCAGCCGCGAGGCGGTGGCCGAGCTCTTCGAGCTGTCGGAAATCCTAGTGGGCGACAGCTACATCAACTCGGCCCGCAAGGGTCAGACGGCGGCCTTCGAGAAGGTCTGGGGCGGCAATATCGCCCTCCTTCACCGCAACATGCAGGCCGGTCCCGACGGCACGGCCCCCGCATGGGGCTGGACCGCGCAATTCGACGGCCGCGTCTCGGGGCGCTTCTTCGATCCCAAGGTCGGCCTCAAAGGGGCCACCACCCTGCGCGTGGGGGAGCAGCTCCGCGAAGTCATCGCCGCCCCCGCCACCGGCTATCTGATCGAGGACGCAGCATGAGCTACCTCATCAAACGCACCGTGATCGCCGCCACGCGGCTGGAGGCAGGCCGCCTCGTGGCCGCAAAGGATATCGGAGGGGAGGCGCAGATCGCGCGCCTTCTCACCTTGGGCGCAATCGAGGAGGCGGATGGCGGGGACGGTGCCGCGCCGCCGCCCGTCCTCGACGACGCGCTGCGCGTGGCCTTGACCAATGCCATCAACGCGCTGCCGGCGGACGCCTTCGACAAAGGCGGCAAGCCCAAGGTCAAGGCGCTGCAAGACGCCCTCCCCGGCCTTGCGGGCCAGATCACCGCCGCAGCGCGGGATGCCGTCTGGGCCGAGATGCAGGCCGCTGCCAGCGCGGGTTCCTGAAATTCCAGAGCGAAAGGATCAGTCGCGAACCTCACGGGCACATCGGGCAACAACCAGACCCCGCCGGAGGCGATCCGAGTAGGCGCGGCCCACGCGAGTTGGAGCCTGCAACGTCTGAGGAATGGACGTGACAGCCGGGAGAGACCGGCACCAAACACCCAACCCGGAGGCGCGCCATGGCCGAGACGATCAAGAGCACCGATGACAACCGGGTCGAAAACAGCCCGGTGCGCTATGTCCCCCGCGCCTTGAACGATGCCGAGGCGCGCCGGGTCTCAGCCGTCAAGGATATCGGGGATGCGTTTCTGACCGAGATTTCATGCGAGCAGGGGCGTGAGTTCGCGCTTGCGCGCACCAAGATCGAAGAGGCCGTCATGTGGGCCGTCAAGGGGCTGACCCGCTAATGCCTTATCTCAGCACGCAAGACATGGTCGACCGCTACGGCGAAGGCTTTCTCGCCGAGATCACCGCCCGCGATGGCACGCCGGGCGTCGTCGACACGAGTGTTTTGCAGGTGGCCGTTGACGATGCGGTGTCTGTCACGGAGAGCTATGTCGCGGGGCTCTACAACCCCGACACCCCGCCGCGCGCGCTGACGATGCACGCGGCTGCGATTGCCTGGCATCGCCTGCTGGGCGCGCGGGCCGCCGCCTATGACGGGGCCAAGGAAGGCTATGACGCTGCCATCAGCTTCTTGCGCGAAGTGCGCCGGGGCGAGGCCTCTCTTGGCGATGAGACGCCCGCTGATACCGGCCCCGGCAATCCCCAGCTGCCGCAGATCAGCGCGCCGCAGGCCACCTTCAGCCGCGACAGCCTCAAGGGGTTCTGAGATGGTCACCCTCACTGTCAGCCTCGACAGTCTCGACTTTGACAGCGCCATCGCCAATGGCCTGCGCCAGTTGTCCGACCTCACGCCGCTCATGCAGGGCATCGGGACCGTTCTGGAAACCTCCGTGTCCGAGCGGTTCGAGAAGGGTGAAGGCCCGGGCGGCATCGCGTGGCCCATCTCGCATCGCGCGCGCGAGTTCGGGGGCAAGACGTTGGTGGACAGCACACGGCTGCGCGACAGCATCGTGACTGAGGCCGATAGCAACTCCGCGCGCATCGGCACCAACGTGCCCTATGCCCCCACCCATCAGTTCGGCGCGTTCATAGAGCCCAAGGCCGCGGGCGATGACGCCACAGCCAAGCTCGCCTTCACCCTTCCCAATGGCCAATTCATCATGGTCGACCAGGTCGAAATCCCGGCCCGGCCCTTTCTGGGCTTTGACGACAAGGACGAGACCGACATCGTGGACACCGTCGAGGCCTATCTGCGCGAGGTCTTTGCATGACCATCACCGATGTCATGACCCGGATCGAGGCGCAGGTGCCCGAGCTTGCAGGCCGCATCGATGGCGGGCGCGCCTTTGTCGATCTGATCCGCTCGAAAAAGCTGCCCGCGCAATCGGTCGCAGCTTACGTCTTTCCTTCCGGTATTCAGGGCGGCCGCCCGGATGCCGCCTCGGGCGTCTTCAGCCAGATGCTGACCCACCGCACAAGCGTGGTGATCTTCGCCCAAAGTTTTGACCGCACCGGGGCCGCCTCCCTCGACAAGATTGACCAGTTCCTGATGCGCGTGGTGCGCGCCGTGGCGGGCTGGGCACCGGGCGACGAGGTCGGCGTCTTCCGGTTCGAGCGCGGCCAGCTCATGTCGAGCGGGGCCGGAGTGCTCGCCTATCAGCTCGATTTTTCCATCGATGACCAACTGAGGATACTCTCATGACCAATCTCCCCACCTCCGGCGGGTCTTACACCCGCGACGACAAGGGCGCGCTGAAGCGCGCGGGTGCGTCGCCCGCAAAGCCCACGCCCACCCCCAAAACTGACAAGAAGGACGCTGACAAATGAGCCGCCTCTGGAGACGCAAGGTCCTGCTCGCGAAGCTCGAGACCACCTATGGCACCGACGCCGCCCCCACAGGAGGCGACGCAATCCTTGCCACCGATGTGCGCCTGTCGCCGATGCAGGGTCAGGACCTCGACCGCAATCTCGACACGCCGCATGGCGGCCCCACGGGCACGATCCCGGTCGATCTGCACCGCACGATTTCCTTTAAGGTCGAATTGGCAGGATCTGGCACCGCCGGGACCGCGCCCCGTTGGGGGTGCCTCCTGCGCGCCTGCGGCTGTGCCGAAACCGTGACGGTGGGCACCTCCGTGGTCTACAACCGGGTCTATTCGAACCTCGAGAGCGTCACGCTGCATCTCAATATCGACGGCACGCTCTATGCCATGGTGGGCGTGCGCGGCACCGCCGCCTTTGACGTCTCGGCCTCGGGCATCCCCTATATCGAGTTCGAGTTCACGGCCCTCTACGTGGCCCCCGCCGATGTGGTCATTCCCACGCCCGAGTTCACCGGCATTCCCGACCCACTCGCCGCCTCCGACAGTAACACGCCCGTCTTCACGATTGATGAGACGCCGCTGGTGATGCGCAACTTCAAGCTCACTCTCGCCAACCGCATCGAGGCGCAGTTCCTGATCGGCGAGGAGGAGGTGCTGCTCGACGGGCACGAGAACACCATTGAGGCGCGGGTGCGCGCCGTGGCGCTGGCCTCCTTCAACCCGTTCAGCATGGCGGCCGCCCAAGAGAAGGTCGCGGTTGAGATCGAGCACGGCAAGACGGCTGGCAACATCGTCAACATCGCGGCCCCCAATGCGCAGATGCAGCGCCCCGAGGGTCTCGAGGACGGACAAGGCCGTAAAGAGTGGCCGCTGCGGCTTGTGCCGCTGCCCACTACCTCCACCGCCGCCGACCAATGGGTGATGACCCTCACCTGAGGCGGTTCAACGCCCCCTTCAACACCCCTTTGAAAGAGAGTTCACCCCCATGTTCAAGATCGACCAGACCCCCA